AGCTGCCCGAACTGCTGCCCTGGAACTGGCGCGCCCGGCGGGCGGAGCAACGCCACGCCGCCTGATCCGCGCGGAGCCGCCATCATCAACCGATCCACGTCGGCCGCGGCCCTCGCCGGATGCTTACGATCAAGGGCAAGCGCCCGCCGAAGATGGCCGAGGAAATGCTGCCATCGACATGGGCACTGCCCAGCTTCGCCAAGGACGACCGGCCCGATCACCCGACGCCGAAACCGCTCGACGCCTTCGGGATCCCGATGCGTCAGCACGTGGCGCGCGGCGGACTCTGTTACGAGCCGTTTTCCGGGTCGGGATCGCAGATCATGGCAGGCGAAGCCAATGGCCGCCGTGTCTTCGCGATGGAGATCAGTCCGGCCTATGTCGATGTGGCCATCGAGCGCTGGCAGGCCGACACCGGGCGCGAGGCGATCCTCGATGGTGACGGACTGACCTTTACGCAGGTGAAGGCCGAGCGGCTGGGCGACGGAAAGGGTAGTCCGCCCGATACATCCGACACCGACGCCTCTCCTGAACCCGCGCGAAAGAGCAAGACTGCGGCATGAAGCAGTCGCGCGCCATGTCGTTGGTCGAGTCTCTCGCCAACGTCGCAGTGGGCTACGGGCTTGCCGTCGGCACGCAGATGATCATTTTTCCGCTGTTCGGACTACACACAACACTTGAGCAGAACCTGACGATCGGCGCGATCTTCACCGTAGTGAGCATCGCCCGATCATTCGCCCTGCGACGGCTGTTCGAGGCAATCAGTGTGCAACAATCATCTCATCGGGCGACCGGCCAGAACCTCTGGTAGCTGTCGCAAACTGAAGCCACCAAGCGTCTCAAGGGTGTTGCTTAATGTTCCTGGACGAAGGGTCTTGCGGTTACCAGGAATGATCAACGTCCGGCCGTCAGGGTGATTCATCTTGATGTGGTTCCCCTTGCCGCCTTCAACTTCTTCGAAACCATAGTGCTTGCGGCTTGCTTGAATGAGTTCGCGTGAACTAGTTGTCGGAGCCGGCTTGATTTGCCCCCATGGGAGCACGGGTCGGGCGCCTCGGGGGATGATTGCGTAGATCCGTCGATCGATATCCATTGCTGATCGGATCATATGTTTCGCGACCAGCCATTGGTGTGAGGGAAAATTTGCGGGACAGGAAGCAGTCAGAACCTGACTCTGGAGTTCCCAAATACCTAGCTCATGCTGCTGGTCCGGTACGAACCTCAACCCGAGACCGTAGCTATCCGGCTGCTTCGGGATGCTGCCATTCAAGTAGTTCTTCAATGCCTGACGGACCGCCGGGCTGAGCTTTTCCTTATAGCGAGCCTCGTTCAAACGACGAATGCTGTCGGCATTCGCAAGGCTTTCTTCGATGCAATCAAGAGTCCGATACTTTGGAACGTAGACTGAAGACTGGTATGGTCTGTAGCAATCCCGGCGCGTCGAAACGAGCAAGCGGAAGGCAAAGCTCTCCACTTTGTGGTGAAACTGTTCGTGCAGGTAGAAAGCGTAGAAAGAGGCTCGAATGAGATCTTCGGCCAGCTTCCAACGTGAACCGCGTGCGCGAGCGCCGAGACGGACGTGCTTCGCTATTTCGTAGGCTTGTCGGATCGCACAATCTTCCCGGATGTAGATGCCCCAATCAGCGCCAAAATAATGGACTGGGCAGTACCAAGCGCAAAATGGCTCCGGAGGATTGGTGACCGGATAGGAACGCTTTGAACGGTCATTAAGACGCCGTAAAGCGCTGATCTCGTCTCCCCCGCGCATCTCGCGAAGATATTCATCCAGCGCTTCGAGGGGGTCGAAACGCTCAGATAATTCGTCAAAATCGGGACTATATCCTGGTGTTTTCCCGAGAATGTCATCGACACTAATTTCGAAGACTTCTTCGTTCTCGCCAATCTCGCCAGTGATTTCTATTTCGCGTGGATCGCCTCCGAGAGGTTCGATCTCGTGTTCGGCCAAGACATCTAGGATCTGCTGTGTGCTGGCCGGCATGGCGCCCCCCGGATTTCGTCGCTTTGGTCTGTGTAGGTAGTCAGCATATCCCGGAAAGGCGCCATGCCAGCAAGAGCTTCAGGCTATTGCATGATCCGGTAAACCCGCCCGCGTCCCTCGACCTTCTCGGAGATCACGTCGAGGCTAAGCTTCTTCTTCAGCGCTCCAGCAATCGCGCCGCGCGCCGTGTGGGCCTGCCAGCCGGTGGCGGTCGTGATTTCCTCGATGGTCGCGCCATCCGGGGCGCGCAGCATGGCGATCAGCGCGGCCTGCTTGGTCCCCGCGCGTGGCGTGCTTGTCGATTGCGCGGCTCCAGAGGGAGCGTTCGTCGTGCGATCCTCCGGCGGCGATTCCGTCGCGCTCGCGGGCGCGGTTTCGGCATCGTCCGGCTCGATGCCGATGGCGACAAGACCTGCGTCGGTAGCGACCAGCGTCGTGCTGTGGCCATCGCCGGTATCGCGCCAGACCGGTTCACCACGTCGCTGATTGACTTCAACCTCTTGCAGCAGCCCCTTCGCGATCATCGTGCTGACGACCTTGGCGGCTGCCCCGCCCCGCAAACTGTCGGGTAGCGGCAGGGCGATGCGTTCGGGTCGCTGCGCAGCAGCGCTCAGGATGGTGGCTTGGGTGTCGGAAAGCTGGGTCATCTTGAACCTCCGGTTCGAGAGCGGCGCGACCATCGCGGCGCTTCTACGAGGCCAAGCCCCGCGATTGCGGGGCTGGCGCGGAGGCCATCCGGATCATTCGGCGTGTTCGCCCTCGCGGAAGGCGCTGTCGGTGATGCGCTTCATGAGTTCGGCATAATGGGCGAGCGTCCCGACATGGCCCCAATGCACCTCGTCGGGATGGACCTCGAAATGCTCATCGCTGAGGGCGGTAAGCCGGGCAAGCATGGCGTCGATCTCGACCTTGCGGGCGATGAAGGCGTCGAGGGCCTGTGTGTTCTTGGTTCGGTTGGTCATCCGGCATCTCCGTGGTTCGTGACCCCATACAGGCTCTGTCGGATGCGCTTATCAAGGCAATAAGTGCATCAATTCATTACGTTTTCGGAGCTGGCATGCAGGGCATGAGCGAGCGCCAGTACGCGTCCCATGTCGGCTTGTCGCGGGGCGCGATCCAGAAGGCGAAGACGTCGGGACGGCTGGTCCTGCATGCCGATGGTTCGATCGATGCGCGGGCCAGCGATGCGCGCCGCGCGTCCATGACCGATCCCTCGAAGCAGAGGCGCGATGGCGTCGAGGCCAAGCTGAAGCCCGTCCCCGATGCGGCCTTGTCCGCGGTCGGCGACACACTTCGCGAAAGCGGCATCGCGCCGTCGCCGGCTGGCGGCGGGACAACGTTCCTCCAGGCCAAGACCGCCAACGAGGTGCTGAAGGCACAGGAACGGCGTCTGCCTCTGCAGCGCATGAAGGGCGAGGTCATCGACCGTGCGCGCGCGACCGCTCTCGTTTTTCGACTGGCGCGCGAGGAGCGCGATGCATGGGCGAACTGGCCCGCACGGATCGCGGCATTGATGGCGGCGGAGGTCGGCCTGGAAGCGCACGCGATGCAGAAGGTTCTGGAGACCCATGTCCGAGCGCACCTCGCCGATCTCGCCGAGGTCGCCACAGACTTCCGATGAGCTGTTCGCCTTCGAAGGCGTCGATGCGCTCGTCCAGGCCTGGTGCGATGGGCTCACGCCCGATCCGGCGCTCACCGTCTCTGAATGGGCGGATCGGCACCGGTTCCTGAGTCCGCGTGCTTCGGCCGAGCCGGGGCGCTATCGCACGGACCGCACGCCCTACATGCGCGCCATCATGGATGCGCTATCGCCCGGCAACGCCGCGCGCCGCATCGTCTTCATGAAGGCGGCGCAGGTTGGGGCGACCGAGGCCGGGAACAACTGGATCGGCTACGTCATCCACCATGCGCCGGGACCCATGCTCGCGGTCCAGCCGACGGTGGAGCTGGCCAAGCGCTTCTCGCGCCAGCGCATCGATCCATTGATCGCGGAAAGCCCGGTGCTGCGCGAGCGCGTCAAGCCGCAACGCTCGCGCGACGCTGGCAACACGGTTTTGTCGAAGGAGTTCCCTGCCGGGCTTCTGGTCATCACCGGCGCGAACAGCGCGGTCGGCCTGCGCTCCATGCCGGCGCGTTACCTGTTTCTCGACGAGGTCGACGCCTATCCGCCATCCGCCGACGAGGAAGGCGATCCGGTCGCCTTGGCCGAGGCCCGCACGCGCACCTTCTCTTGGCGCTCGAAGGTCTTTCTCACCTCGACGCCGACAATCCATGGCGTGTCGCGGATCGAGCGCGAGTTCGAGGCGAGCGACCAGCGGCGCTACTTCGTGGCGTGCCCGCATTGCGATCACCGCCAGTGGCTCCGCTTCGAGCGTCTGCGCTGGGAGAAGGGTCAGCCGCACACGGCGCACTACTCTTGCGAATCCTGCGACGGCCGGATCGAAGAGCACCACAAGACGGCCCTGATGATGTCCGGCGAATGGCGCCCGACGCGCGATGGCGTGCACGCAGCGACCGTCGGCTACCACCTCTCCGGACTCTATTCCCCGGTGGGCTGGCTTTCATGGGCCGACATCGCCCGGATGTGGGAAGCCGCGCAGACGAGCGACGAGGCCAAGCGCAGCTTCAAGAACGGCGTTCTGGGCGAGACCTGGATCGAGACCGGCGAAGCGCCGGACTGGCAGCGGCTCTACGAGCGGCGTGAGGCATGGCGGATCGGCACGGTGCCGAGCGGCGGGCTGTTTCTTACGGCAGGCGCGGATATCCAGAAGGACCGCATCGAAGTCTCGATCTGGGCCTGGGGTCGCGGGCTCGCGAGCTGGCTCGTGGACCACATCGTCATCCCCGGTGGCCCGGACAGCGCCGAGGCTTGGGCCGCTTTGACGGATCTGCTCGGCCAGACATGGCCGCACGCCCATGGCGTTCGTCTGAGCCTGTCGAAACTCGCGATCGACACAGGGTTCGAAGCGCCCGCCGTCTATGCATGGGCGCGTCGGCAGGGCTTTGCCCAGGTCATTCCCATCAAGGGTGTCGAGGGATTCAATCGCGCGGCGCCGGTCACCGGCCCGTCCTTCGTCGATGCGACGGAAGGTGGCCGGAAGATCCGTCGCGGCGCGCGGCTCTGGACGATCGCGGTTTCGACATTCAAGGCCGAGACCTATCGCTTCCTGCGGTTGTCGAAGCCCACCGACGAGGACGCGGCGGATGGAGCGCAGGGTCCGGCCGGACTTGTGCACTTGCCCCAAGGCGTCGACGCCGAATGGGTCAAGCAACTCGTCGCCGAGCATCTTGTGACCGTTACGACCAAGCGCGGCTTCCAGAAGCTCGAATGGCAGAAGGTTCGCGAACGCAACGAGGCTCTGGACTGCCGGGTCTATGCCCGCGCCGCCGTCTGGATCGCCGGAGCCGATCGCTGGTCCGAGGATAAGTGGCGCGATCTCGAAGATCAGGTCGGTCCTCTGCTGGCGGACACCGACGACACGCAATCGACCATCGAAGCCGGGCGTCTTGCCCGTCCAAACCCGCCATCCACCAAGCGGCAGAGCGACTGGCTCGGCCCGCGCGGGAAGTGGTTCTGAGGGTGAGGAGCGCTTCGCCTGAGCGAACGAAAAGCTCCGGTGGAGCTGCCGAGCGACGAACGCTCCGAGAGGAAGCGAGGAGCCATCATGGCCTGGACGACCGATGAACTCGATGCGCTGAAGCGCGCATATGCCAACGGCACGCTCCGGGTCAGCTATGACGGCAAGACGGTCGAATATGGATCGGCGGACGACCTTCTGAAGCGGATCCGCACCATCGAGACCGAGATCACGGCATCGTCCGGCGTGTCGCGTCCAATCGCGGGCTATGCCGGGTTCGGACGGGGCGACCGGTGAGCCAGATCACCTTCCTCGACCGGATGGTGGCGTGGGCTGCGCCGGAGGCAGGTGTGCGGCGCGCGCTCGCCCGCCGCAGCTTCGAGGCGCTTAGCGCCAAGACCCATGGCTATGCCCGTGGCTATGACGGCGCGTCCAAGGGGCGACGCACCGACGGATGGAAGACCGCGGGAACATCGGCAGATGCCGAGATTGCCGCCGCCAGCGGCCTGTTGCGGGACCGCATGCGCGATCTCACCCGCAACAATCCGCACGCGGCGAAGGCTGTTTCCGTGCTGGTCAACAACATCGTCGGCAGCGGCATCATTCCGCGCGCTGCTACGGGTGACGCCAGCCTCGACGAGACGGTGGACCGGCTCTGGACCGAATGGTCTGCCGCCTGCGACGCGGATGGACAGCTCGACATTTTCGGGCTGCAGACCTTGGCCGTCCGGGAAATGATCGAGGCTGGCGAGGTGCTGATCCGCCGCCGGCCTCGACGTCTCAGCGATGGTCTCTCCGTTCCGCTCCAGGTGCAGATCATTGAAGCCGATCTCCTGGACAACACCCGCAACGGCGATCTCGCCGATGGCGGGAGGCTGCTGCAGGGCATCGAGTTCGATCCCCTTGGGCCGACGCCGCGCCTTTTGGCTCCATGCCCAGCACCCTGGCGACGCCGTTGTCACCATGCGTCGACGTCTGGAGAGTCTCGCAATCCCGGCGAGCGAAGTGCTGCATCTTTACGAGAAGCAGCGCTGTAGCCGCCGGTGCAAAACTGACCCGTATGCCGACTGAATCCTGACCCGCCAGATAGGCTAGGCGCTTCCGTGAGGGAGGGCCTGGGATGGTGGGAGCGGAGGCGGCTTTGGAGATCCGGGT